CCCCAAGCCTGACGGTGCTGGTGGTGGAACCGAAGAGAAGGACGAGGCTGTTGAATTTGCCAAGAAGCTGGGAAAACAGCGGGCCGATGCCCTCAAAAACGCAAACGAAGGTTTGAAACACTATTTTTGATTGAAAAGGAGAGAAACAGATGAAATATCGTGACAGACAGGGCAGAGAATACGAACAGACCACATCTCAGGATAGCTTTCTTGCGGCTGCCTACAGCTCGGCAATGGGCAGGGCGCTTATGAAATTTCTCGGCTGTCCGATATTTTCAAAGTGTGCAAGAGTGATACTTGACAGCAAGTTCTCAGTGCCTTTTATTTTCGGCTTTGCAGAAAAAAACGGAATAGATATGTTTGACTATGAGGAAAGAATGTATCGCTCATTCAATGATTTTTTCACAAGAAAAATAAAGCCTGGCAGACGTTTTATCACTAAGGACAAGAATCTGCTGGTGTCACCTTCAGACGGCAAGGTGACTGCTTATAAGATAACACAGTCTGATACCTTTATTATAAAGAACGCAGTGTATAATACTGCCTCGCTTCTCAGGGACAGCAAGCTTGCAAAGCGTTATGAGGGTGGCTATGCAGTTATCATCAGACTTTCAGTGGACGATTATCACCGCTATTGCTATTGTGCAGACGGTGTAAAGAGCCACAACAGAAAGATAAATGGTATTCTTCACACTGTGAACCCTGTGGTGAACAATTATCTGCCTGTTTTCAAGGAAAATTCCAGAGAATATTGCATGATAAGAACGGAGCAGTTCGGAGATATTATTCAAATGGAAGTCGGTGCTCTTATGGTGGGCAGGATAACTAATCTGCACACTGAGGGCGGCGTAAAGGTCACAAAGGGCGAAGAAAAGGGCTATTTCGAGTTCGGCGGCTCAACTATCCTGCTGCTTCTTGAAAAGGACAAGGTAAAGCTTTGCGATGACCTGCTTAAAAATACGAGGGAGGGCTTTGAAACTAAGCTTCTTCAAGGCTCGGTGCTTGGCGAAAGTCTGAAGTAAAAATATCTAAGACGTAAAAAAATATAGGCAAGGGGCATGATTGATGTACAGATTGAATTATGAACAGTTCGACAGAGATAATCAATATATAGGAAACGATCTGGGTGCGGTCATGAAAGAGGGCAAAACTGTGTTCAAAACATGGTCGCCGCTTGCAACGGGAGTTTATCTTAATCTGTATCTTGACGGCGAGGGCAAAAGCCGTCTTGAAAGCCTGCCTATGGAAAGGCTTGACCACGGTGTTTGGTATGTGGAGATACTCCGTGACCTCGACGGCGTTTTTTATACCTATACATTTGAGTTTGACCACAAAACAAGGCATGAAACTATAGATATCTATGCAAAAGCCTGCGGAGTCAACGGAAACGTTGGTGCGGTGGTGGATTTCAAGACCACCGACCCTGAAGGCTGGGACAAGGTCAAGAAGCCTAAGTGCAGAAATGCCTGCGACGCAGTGGTGTATGAGTGCCACGTCAGGGATTTTTCTGCGGACAGTTCATCAGGCGTTGCTCCTGAGCATAGAGGAAAGTATGTGGCTTTTGCCGATAAGGGTACGAAATATCAGGGCGTGAACACCTGTATCGAGCATCTCAAAGAGCTTGGCATAACCCATGTTCATTTGCTCCCTGTGGAAGATTATGCCACTGTGGACGAGAGCAAGCCCTGGCTCAATCAATATAACTGGGGCTATGATCCTAAGAACTTCAACTGCCTTGAGGGGTCATATTCTACAGACCCTTATGACCCTAAGTGCAGGATAAGAGAGTTCAAACAGCTTGTTATGGCACTTCACGAGAACGGCATTGGCGTTGTAATGGACGTGGTATACAATCACACTTACTATACCGAGGAGTCAGCCTTTGAGCGTTCTTTCCCATATTATTACCACAGAATAAGAAATGACGGCTCATTTTCAAACGGCTCGGGCTGTGGAAACGAAACGGCTTCAAACCATATGATGATGAGAAAATTCATGATAGATTCTCTCAGATTTTGGGCAACGGAATATAAGATAGACGGCTTCCGCTTTGACCTTATGGCGCTTCACGATATTGAAACTGTGAACATCATAAGGGACGAGCTTAACAAGATAGATCCTCAGATACTAATGTATGGTGAGGGCTGGACGGGAGGAGAGTCACCGCTCCCTGCTGACAGGCTTGCATATAAATGGAATTCATATCAGTTTGGAAGAGTTGGACTTTTCAACGATAACATCAGAGATTCCATTAAGGGCGGTACTTTCAATCCATATGACAAGGGCTTTGTCAGCGGAAACAGAAATGCGGCTTCTACCCTAAGGCGTGGTATAGTCGGCTCTGTGCCACACTATCAGATAAATGACGCAAAAGAGGCTTGCTGGGCTTTTGAACCTACTCAGGCGGTGAATTACTGTGAGGCTCATGACAACAATACTTTGTGGGACAAGCTTTGTATATCGGCAAAGAATGACAGTGAGGGCGTAAGGATAAAAATGGATAAGCTTGCGGCGGCGATAGTGATACTTTCACAGGGCATGCCGTTCATACAGCTTGGTCAGGATTTTCTTAGGTCAAAGCCGAGGATACTCAAAGAGGGCGAAGAGCCAAACGATGTGAATATCTATTCCCATGACAGCTACAATGCGCCTGACTACACCAACTCCATAAAGTGGAACAGGAAGCTTGAATATAAAGAGGTCTTTGAGTATTACAAGGCTCTTATAAGGCTGAGAAAGGGAAGTCCGCTTTTCCGAATGTATACTAAAGAGGACGTGAACGCACATCTTCATTTTATGCACAATGACGATTGGAACTGCGTAAGCTGGAAGCTTGAAAAAGACGGAGAGTGCTATGTTATCGCACTTAATCCTTACTACGAGAACAGGGGCTTCGGTCTGCCTGAGGGAAGCTTTTATCTCAGGCTTGATGAAAGTGGCAAGATGAACAAACAGCCCGTTTCAGGCAGTTTCGTCTGTCCACCGCTGTCGGCTGTGGTTTATAAGAGGATAAAGAATATCTAACAACCCTGTTAATAAAATGACGAATAAATATTAATAATAAATTAATGTATATATCTTGCAGATAGAGTATAATTAAATTATTGGATCGAGAAATATTAAGGCAAAAGATACAAAAAAATTAAACAATGGAGGAAATCATAGTATGAAGAAGTTTTTGGCAGGCTTCTGTGCTGCGGCAATTGCAGCAGGCTGCATGGGAATGACAGTCATGGCAGACACGGAAGCAACGGACAAGCTCACCTCTTATGAGGCAACAAGCGACAATGTTAAGCTTATCGGTCGTACTTACAGAAAGGGCGACACAACGATACTTGGCTATTCTGCAAGCGGTATCGAGTTCAAATGCACAGGCACAAAGGCTGTTTTCAATGTAAACGGCAGCGTAGGTGAGGCAAGAATTGGCGTATTTGTAAACGGCAAGCTTGTTAAGCAGGGCTACATAAAAAATAAGAAGACAAACGCAGTTGAGGTAGAGCTTCCTGAGGGCAAAAGCACAGTTAAGCTCATAAAGCTTTCAGAAGCTGCACAGAGCGTTATCGCAATTGACAGCTTTGAGGTAGACGGCAAGCCACAGCCAACAGAGGCAGCTAAGCATTCTATCGAGTTTATTGGTGACTCTATCACTTGTGGATACGGCGTTGACGATCCACTTGGAAAGTCATTTTCTATCTACAACGAGAACGCCGCAAAGACATATGCTTATAAGGCAGCACAGAATTTTGGCGCTGACTACAGCTTTGTATCAGTAAGCGGAGCAGGTGTGATCTCTGGTTATTCAGGCAACGGCAAGATAAATGACGCACTGCTTGTGCCAAATTTTTATGATAAGTTCTGCTTTACATGGAGCTGGTTCGACGGTGAACAGACAGCTAATTATGATTGGGATTTCTCACAGTATCAGCCTGAGCTTATCGTTGTAAATCTTGGTACAAACGATAACTCATACACAAAGGGTGACCCTGATAAGTGTGCTGAGTTTGAAAAGGGCTATGTAAATTTCCTCAAGGAGATAAGAGCTAAGAATCCAAATTCTGAGATACTTTGTACACTCGGTATTATGGGACAGGAGCTTTATCCTTCTATTACAGATGCAGTTGACACTTATAAGACTGAAACAGGCGACAGCAAGGTATCAGTTTTCCAGTTCAGCGTTCAGGACAGCGAAAACAATGGTTATGCAGTTGACTATCACCCATCAGCTGTTTCACAGAAGACAGCAGCTTATGAGCTTACATATGCTATTGAAGGCATTTACGGCTGGGAGAGAGTTGAGTTGGTTAACGACGGCGTTGACGAAATGACAAAGGACGACGATGTTGAGTTCAATAACGTTGTTGAGGAGTCGTCAAGTGAGGAGAGCAGCGAGAGCAAAGCAGAGGAGTCATCTTCCGAGGCTTCTTCTGAAGCAACAAATGACAGCAGCACAGCGGCTTCATCATCAAAGACAACGACAAATCCTAACAGCACCACAAACCCTAATACAGATGCGGCAATGGGCATAAGTATAGGTCTGGCAGCACTTGCAGGTGCAGCTATGGTGGTTTCTAAGAGGAAGTAATAAAGTAGATATTTACACCGCACAGAGGTAAGACTTTGTGCGGTGTTTTTTTATATGGTCGGTCGTAACATTTCAGGGTGGCTTTGCCGACAAAATGTACGCTTTAACGCAAAAAAACTCCCTCATGCAGAAAACCTCTGCATGGGGGATATTTCATAAACGATAAAAATTACTTCTTAGTAGTAACACTCTTTGAAGCCGACCAAGCGCCATAATACTTAGTACCCTTTACCTTTGTGTAAGAACGAACACGAACGTAATATTTCTTGTTGCCTGAAAGCTTTGAAATAGTGGTCTTGTCGGTCTTGTTGTTTGTTATGGTAACTTTCTTTGCACTTGTGAACTTTGAGTTGGTAGCATACTGAATCTCGTATCCGGTAGCAGAACCTTTCTGCGCCCAATCCACAAAGAATGCCTTGCTCTTAGCAGTGAGCTTCTGTATCTCCTGCTTGGCAGGATTTATCTTGAACGTCTTTGTGATAGTGCCTGTGTAGGAGCCTTTTCCTGTGACTTTTACAGTGGCAGTACCTATATTCTTGTTGCTTGAGTATGAAACTGTGTAGTCAGTACCATTTTTCAGCGTTTTGCCATTGTATTTAACAGTAATGCTCTGAGTGATGTTCTTGCCAGTGAAAGCCTTTGTGGAAATGCCCGAAACTGTGGCTTTCTTGAAGTTATTTTTGATACTGTAGGTCTTAGAAACTGAGCCAGTGTAATTGCCCTTGCCCTTAATAGTGACCTTTGCTGTTCCAACCTTGGTGTTGTTTGAATAGGAAGCTGTGTAATCTGTACCATTCTTCAAAGTTTTGCCGTTTAGCTTGACCGTTACACCAGGCTTCTTTGCCTTGCCGTCATAAGCGTAGGTCGAAGTTGAAAGTGTCACGCTTGCCTTTGAAATGCTAATTCTTGAAAGTGCAGGAATTTCAGCCGTTTCAAGAACTTTCTTGCAGACTGTACATTCCTTGTGCTTTGAGCCTTTAACTCCGATAGAAGCCGCCTTGTCGACTATCCAACCGCTTGACTTGTGACCTGTGGCATTTATCACTGTCTGAACTTTGATAACAGTATTGCAAACTGAGCAATGTGAGCCGTCTGTTTTGCCTGCGGTGGTGCAAGTAGCAGGGTAGCCCTTGTCGGTAACTGCGGTGTGACCCTTTGCAGGAAGCTTTTCTGTAACTGTTGCATTGCACTTTGTGCAAGTCTTTGTTTTTGTACCCTCTGATGTGCAAGTCGGCTGTTTTGTTACAACAGAATTTCCGTAGCTGTGACCTGTTGCCTTAGTTGTGCTATCCTTGTATGAAGTACCGCAAACAGAACACTTGTGGAGTGTGTAGCCGTTAGTAGTGCAAGTAGGTGCAACAACTGTGGTTGTGTAGCTGTGGGAAAGCTTTGCAATTGTTTCTGTTACTGTTGCTCCGCACTGCGTACAAGTTTTTGTTTTTGTACCTTCTGATGTGCAGGTCGGCTGTTTTGTGATAACAGCACTGCCATATGTGTGGCTCGTGCATCCGCAGGTGAATTTGTATGTCTTTGCTACAGACGGATTGTATGTAGGATAAATTTTTACAGTGAGTGAACCGCCGTTTTTGAATGTGATACGTCTGATATCATTAGCATAGTTTTCAAGCTTATTTACACTTACCATGCTGCGATCAGAAAATTCAACTGTGTAGTCTGTATCGTCATAAAGCCAGAAATCAATGCTGTCGCCCACACTGAACTGAGTTTTGCTCAATACGCTTGAAAAGGACGTATTCGAAAGGTCTGTGCGCCAATAAACAGTGGTAGAGGTCGGAACTGTGAACTTATTCACATAACCGCAAGACTTGCAGGTCTGTGTTACAGTGCCGTCAGTTTTTGATGCGTACTTTGTTTCGTAGTCATGACCTGTTTTGACGTCAACCGTCTTTATATCGTCAAGATTTGAAAGGTTCAGGGAGTTGAAGGTCACGTTATTTTTATCGTAAACATACCATACTGCTCTGCCGTTTTTGATAACAGGCTGGCAATCTGAAAGGCTTCCCTCAAAGGTGTGTATACCGCCGTTTACTGTGCCGTCAGCGTTTAGCTTCACACAGCTTACCTTTGTATCTCTGGACCACAATAGCAAAAAGCTGTTATTATTTATCTTCACAAGCTGTGGAGCAGAAGCAGAAGCTGTACCCTCTGCATAAGAAGTTATCTTATTGAGCTTGTTTGTGGAAAGATCCTTTGAAACAGCGGAAACGTAGACGTTTCGTGTTTCTGACGTATTGATATAATCAAGGTCAACTGTACTCTGTGCCACGATATAGCTTGATGATGACACATCAAAGCCGCCTATAGCCGCACCTGTATAGTTATAGTGACCGGCGGTATATTCAGGGTATGTTACAACGTCGATATTGCTGACCTGTTCAAAATAGCTTGGGAAAAATTTGCCTGTAGTAAAATCAGAATTATACTTCACCAGAACGGCGGAACGTGGATGAGCGTCACCATGGTCGAGGGCGACTATATGGTTGCCGTCGGTTTTTATAAACTGATTGAAGGAGTGGCTAACATAGCCATAATCAACGTTCATGACGCCGGTATATGAATCAGTGATAGTCATCGAAGGCATATCCACTTCAATGGTAACATTAGCCTGATGATTATTGCCGTCGCTTGATTTATACATTTCGTGGCAGGTCCTCACAAGCAGGTGGTCACCGCTATGGGTCATTCTTGCCGAGCCTGCATCGAATGGAACTGTAGTGTTAGCTCCATACAGACCGCAGGACTTTATTTTGTTCCAATTCTTATCATACTTCGTGATACGGAAAACCTCGAGGGAGTCGTTTTGTTTCGGATTTTCCTGACCGCTAAGTACATAATAATTATTGCCGGAGTCATAGAAAGCACCAAAGATCGGCAGTTCATTGTCGATAAGCTTAGTGCTGAGCGGTTCAAAATCAGAGCTGTAATATTCCACAAGGAGCTTGCCCTCGATAGCGCCTGACTGGACACGCATATAATTGCCGTTGTCGCACACTGTCAGGTAAGATTTCACTGTGTCAGACCATTGCACATAGTCCTGATCATTCACATTAGAGCCTGAATATGCAACACATTGCGCCACGGCAAAGGCACCGAACGATCCAGCAGACACAGCAGTAGAAACAGCCATTGCGCCAGACAGGACAATGCTCAACATTCTTTTCTTCATATTCATCGATTTCATCACCTCATACAAAAACTTTCAAACGAGAACACCTTTATATATATAATATCACAACGCAAGGCATATGTCAATGAAAATAAGTTACAATGAGAATGATTTCAATAAATTCGTCAAACACCAAAGGTCAACGCAGTAAAAAAGAGCAAAGAGGATACAAAACAAAAAAAACGCCTTGACAAGGTTTGATGGGTGTGATATAATATTACAGTGGTATTTCGAGGTGTGGCTCAGTTTGGTAGAGCGCTGCGTTCGGGACGCAGAGGCCGTGGGTTCAAGTCCCGTCACCTCGACCAGCACAAAACCGCTTGTTTGCGTCAAATGGCGTAGATAGGCGGTTTTCTTTATGCCCTGGAATGCTAAAATATGCGTAAAAATGATAAAATATCAGCCTGAATGATAAACATATGCCACAAAATATGACACGGAATTTTGCACACACTGAAATTTCACTCTGAAAATATGCACAAAAAGCAATCTTATATTTGTGCAATCCTACAAAATTCAATGTTATCTATATTTTTGTTATCTAGCTACTTGACATTTAGTAGATAACGTGGTATACTATAATCACAGGCAAGAGATGAGACCTGAAATCAAAAAATTAATTTTCGGAGGTACAAAATCATGAAAATCACAGGCGTTAAGAAAGCAGTAGGAACTTACAAGAGAGCAAACAGCGGTGGATATTATCGTTCATCATATGGCGCTTTGATGGTTGATATGTCAAAAGGTTATGTATGGTGCGACGAATTTTCAGACAGATTTTCGTACATCGCCTATGACGATGAAAACATTGCACGCATAAATCTTGAAGGTGAGCCAGCAACCATGCAGAACGTAAAGGCAATTGCCGAAAGAATGTGCGCTGAACATATCGCATAAAAACAGCCCTGACGAGTATCTGAAAATTGATACGAAACGCCCGAAAGGGCGTCGGCTGGAAAGCAAAATAAATCTGAAAGGATATGATCTAATGAGCAAGTTGAAAGACATGAGAGAAAAAAGAGGCATGACACAAGATGAGCTGGCAAAGAGAATAGGCTCTGTCAGAAGCTACATCTGCCGCCTGGAGAGCGGTGCGCAGGATATCAATTTTATCCAGGCGAGCACGTTAGGACGTCTATGCACGGCACTGGACTGTAAACCCGAAGATTTGCTGGAAGCTGACAGCTTCGAGTTTGAAGAGATCAACGGCGAAAAGCGGCTGATAGTCGACGGACTATACGCCCCAGAGGGAAACTATTTACTGGTAAAAGTCAAAAACCGCACATATCAGCTGAGCATGATTGATTTTTCAAAAGTTGATGATGTATCAAAATATCTGATACCACGTGGCAACGCAAATATCCCACGAAGCGCCGCAGAGTTCGACAAGAAAGCATACTGGATATATAAAATGGCACCACGTGACGGCGTGGAGGTCAAAGTCCTAGACCCTATCAGCCCCGAAGATTGGAAGGCGTTCGTTGAGAAACTAGGGCTGACCAATGACGATATTTCGGACGAATTTGAGGTTGTCAAGGGTAAGAATTATGGTGAAAAGTGTGAGAAACACTACGTTTGCAGACAGATAAGACTTACCTCCCCCAAAAATTCGGCTACGATCGAGCGAGAGTTGAAAAAACATGGCATTGAGGCAATGAACGTAAGTGTTGACCGCATAAACGTCAGGGTAAAATGACATGGCAAAACAAAAATACGAATTGCTGCCAGACAAAGTAGTTGCAGCCAACATAGAAACCATAAAAGCCATAGGACATATTGCAACCGATACCGATATAGTGGATTATGTCAGCGGTCAGCTGATGCGTGACTATATCAAAATTGGTAAGAAAACCCTAGACGAAGCCGCCAAGTTGACCGAACAAACGATAATGTCAGATGATTTTTTAGACAAGCTGGGTGCCATAAAAAATATGGTAAATTGGTACTATGGCGGACGCCAAATATATGTTTTTGATGATGATTTTGCCAGCCTGCTGAGCGGCCAAGGCACAGCAGATCTGCAAATCAGTGCAGACGTTTTCAAACAATTGCCGTGTAACTGTTTTTACGTCCAGCGAAAATACAAAAATAGCGTGGGGTTCTTTTTCGACTTGCAGGGCGACCGAATGACAATGACAGAATATTTTTTTGACGATGCCGAAAAAGACTACTATTCGGAATCAATCGCTATAGAATTGCAGTATGATATATCAGTTGAAGACCTGATATATAAAATTCTAGGCAGCTATGCAAAAAAAGACAAGTCAGGCACTAAGGCAATGATATGCGACATAGCCGAAAAATTGCAGTTCATTGTATATTTATCGGCTGTAAATGCCGAAATCGCACCAGTCACGAAACGCCAAGTGCAAAAGGAACACACCGCACCACGCCCTCAGAAGCCGTCTGCACAACCGCAGAAGTCAGCCATAGCAAATGTAGGATACCGTATTGGAACGGCTGTTCGCAAGCACAGACAGATTGAGAGCAGTGTCAGTTATCAGCATAGCCCACAAGGTCACAGCGCACCGAAAGCACCGCACATCAGACGTGCTCACTTCCACGGCTACCATACCAACAACGGCTATCAGGTGAAATGGTTGTCTACGATATTTGTAAACGCTGAACGTGATGACAATGATATCAGCACAGTTCACAAGGTAATTCAATAAAAAAACAGCCGTCAGGGCAAAGCGCTCTGACGGCTAAATTTATGCGAATTTTACACGAAATTTATGCGACTATTTTTTGATTTTTTCACGCAGTTTCTTGATGAATTTCTTGCCTGCAATGCCGTTCGGTCTATATCCCCATGCTTTCAGCCTTGCGTTGATAGCATCGACAGTGCCCTTGCCGATTACGGCATTATCGTCCAGCTTTGCGCCGTCGAGTATCAGCAACTGTTTCAGGGCATACGACCCGTCTGTGCTCGCGCCTTTTTTATAGCCTTTTGTTTCCAGCGTAGGCGGATTGATAACGCTCTGATTTTTCGGACGCAGAACGCCAAGAACATGGTTATAGTTGTGATAGACACGTGTGCATGGGTCATTCTTGCCTAGCCAGTTCTGATCGTAGCTGTAAAAATATTTTGTGTTTCCCTCGCCTGTGGCTATGGCGACGTGACCGATACCGCCGTTCAGACTACCGCCCCACACAACGATATCACCCTTTTTCGGAACGAATGACGGCGTGTTTTTAATTCTGGTAAAATAGCCCTTGACCGCCTGCTTGTCGAAATCTTCGTAGATTTGTCTAGCATACAGACCTGTGAACATACCGCATTTGACAACATCTTTGTTGTACTGGTTCGCCAGGTCAAAACACTGTATGTTATATGCTTTGTCAAAATCAACGCCCTTGCCTTTGTATTTCTTTACGAACTCATCAAATGTCATAGCCATAATTAGTCCTCCTTATCTTTAAAAACTCCAAATTTTGCCACAACTTTGTTTATCCAGTGCGCCTGCGGATTGATTTCACCATAGTTTTCCAGTATGGAAACTATCTCCATGGCAAAAATATAGCCGAAAACAGCTAGTGCGGTTATCGTTCCTGCAATGCCTGCCAGTTCGCTATGTCCGTAGTAGTGGCCTAGCTGTTCAAAACCTATCTCCGAACCGATAGCCACACCCATGACGACTATCTCCGCCAATTTATTCAGACCGCCCTTGCGCATTTTCGATGAACGGACGTCGCCTTTGCAGTAGGCTTTTATCCAGCCAGTGGCAAAATCAGCCAGTGCAAGCCCTATCACGATCATCAGCATTATTATGTACTTCACTTTACTACCTCGCTTTCGTATTTCTGCCCTGTGATTTCCTCATACTGCTCAGGGGTTATCTTGCCCCTGTCAGCAAAATCCTTGACCTGTTCAGCAGTGTACAGCCCTAAATCGTACAAACGTTTGACCTTTTTATACATTGTCGTCACTCTCCTCGATCAGCGTGTCGGTCATTAGTGCGGTGTATAGCACCTGTGCTTCTAACTCGTCCACCTTTGTGGCTTTTTTCGGCTGAAAGTCTTCGGTGGATAACCCTAACTTGTCAGCCATTTTTTTCTGTAAATTTGTCATGTTGTACCTCCTACTTCACTTAGTTTCACGATATACTCTTCTTCTGACGGCACTGGTATCAGATAGCTGTCGTTGCTGTTTTTGAAAATCACTGAACCGCCTGCTTCAACTTCTACGTTTCGCAGAAAATCATCAGGTATTAGGGCTGAAATATCGGTGACGATTGGTGTATCTAATGCCTTGACCTCTGTTCCGTCAATAATGTTGTTCTGCGTGTAGGTCTTAGTTTCATAGTCTGTCACATTCCCCTCAATGCCGTATCCAGGCAGATTGCGGATAGCTTCGGGGATTGGGTAGGCAATCAATCCGTCATCGTACGGAACATATGTTGTGTCAGGATTGTACCCAATATATGTTTTAGCATTGGCACTATATGTGTCTATGGAAATGATATAATCTGCATTATCTGGCAAATTAAACGCTGTTCCTGATTTAAAATTCAAATCTTCAAAGGTTCCAATTTTTGTGCCAGTTTTGCTAAACAATGTCCATTCTACCGTCCGCCCTAATGTGTTGCTTCTATATAACTGACGTCCCCCGACTACGTGAAATTTCACATAGCCATTTTTTTTAAGCTCGGAATGATTATACAAATTTCTGCCAAACAGCCCATATTCGACCTCTGTCACCCCAGCGCTGACTATTTCCCCAGCATTATATGGGTAGTAGTCCTCTGGGAACATGGCTTCAAATTCCTCAACAGTTGTGGGTTCGTTTCCTGCGCCGAACATTTTTGTTAAATTGAAAAATTCAGGACGAACAGAAACATTGCTATATGTGTTTCCATCTCCCCTCAATCGCAAATATATTATGCAGTTCCCATTTTCCGTACATTGCACGATTTGTTTCCCAAAAAATTCAATATACGCCGAACCTATGAATCCTGCTACATATGCGCCATTAGCTGCGTATGTGCCATTAATACCCCCAGAATAAATGCATATTTTATCGCCAACGTTTGCTGTAAATTTACAAATGCCGTATTCGTGATATACAGCACTGACGGTGTCAGAAAAATTATCTAAAACAGTATCGCATAACTGATTCCACACGATAGACCTACCACCCACAGACTTCACGCTCATCAACTTTGCCCCTGTAGGAATAGTTTTCTGATATGCCGTATCTGTGTCCGTTTCAAACCTATGTGTCACACCCTGACCTATGTCAAACAGTGCGTTTACACGTCTTTGCAACTCCTTGTCGGTCAGCTTTACCGCAGAAATGTCTGCCGTGTTCTCTGCGATTTTCCCGACCGCTGTTACATAGTCGTCTGGCAGGCTATCAGCTATGGATTGTGCTGTCTGCGCAGCGGTTTCAGCGGTTTTGCGGTCCTCTGCGACCTGTGCGGCATGGTCTGCCACTGTCGCCTTGTCAGCCGTGACCTGTTCTGCCAACGTCTGCACCGCCTGTCTGTCTGCCGTAGTGCTGTCAGCCGCCGTCTTTGCAGTTTTAGCGTAGCCTGCCGTTATTGTCTTGTCAGCTTCGGTTTGCTGTGCTGCCGTTGATGCTTGTGCTGCGGATACCTTGGCATCATTCTGAGATTTGACCGCCTGCTGACGTGCGTTTTCTGCACCCTGCCTTGCGGTTTCTGACTGTGCTGCGGACGTTTCAGCCGCTGTCTTTGCGGTTTCAGCACGGCTTGCCGCCTGTTCTGCGGTGTCGGCTGATACTCCTGCGTTTGTGGCAGATTTTTCTGCGTTTTCAGCCGCTGTTGTCGCCGTTTCTGCAGCAGTGACGGCGGTCTGCATATCTGCGTGTACCTGCCTGCCTATGGCGTCTATGCGGTCTAGTGCATCCATAGACACATCGGGCGATGGTACTGCATTATCGTCTATAGCCGCCCCTATTCGCAGTCGGAAAATTCGTGATTTCTTCACCAGCACATATTCATCACCTGACAGCTTCTTCGCCGCTATCTGACAGCTGACTGTCTGCGCTGACCGCAGTATGTCAGCCGTAGGTGTCCACTGTCCGCCTGTGATATCGACCTCGTAGACAGTACCGTCGCCGTAGTCTATCGTTAGCACATAGCGGTCTGCGCCGTCTACTGTCAGCCCTTCGACCGACACGGGTCTTGCATTTGTTTCACCGACATAACCCAGTAGGGCTGTGCTTAGGGCTACGTCGTAGTCTGTGTTTAGTGTTATTGTCATTTAATCACCCCTCTTTACTCTATTGCAATGTAATCAACATAGTATGTTCCTGTCGGCACGTTTTCCACTGTTGACCCGTTATTAGATCCCATGCAGACGTTCAGATAGTACGACTTTCCCGACCCATTAACGTGAGTACAGAACGTCTTGTATGGTGTTGGTGTGTCTGTCTGCCGTAGCGTTGCTATAACCTGCTTAGGCGCAAAGGTCAGTTCAAGCGGTATCCGCATAAGCGCATTTGCTTTCGTCATCTTGTATTCCACAGTACCATAGTGTATCTTGCCGGCTCGGCTCAGTATCTCATCGATTTCCTCACCTGCGTGTTGCATCGGATAATCGTTTTCGGTGATATCCTGCGCCAATGTCACATTTTCATCAGCCATTATCTCGCCCCCTTAAAGCTGTTCTTCAACGCTCAGACCTACCGCAGAAATGTCTGCTGAAAGTCCGCCGTCAAAGGTAAATCCTAAATTCGTTATTGGTATGTCATAGCTGTCTGCGCCGTTGGTGTAGGTCACCACGTCACCTATGTCGAAACGTGGGTCACCAAGTCTGTGGTATAGCTCAGTGGTGTACCACGAAAAACCTCCTATCCTGCGCCACAGAGATTGCAAAAGTGATTCGGTCATGTATGGATTTTCAAATTCCAGCACACGCCCTCGTGTTGTATCTGTCACACCAAGCGACAGCGTTACATCATCACTCACTTTGCAGATAATGCCCACGATAGCGTTCTGCCTTTCAGACAGTGTTGGCAGGTCTATTGTGTTGTTATCCAATGTTTTCACAGACTTGCCATACCACTTTCGGACGTACTTTCCGTACCTGTCAACATAACCAAACTGACCTTGTGCAGAGGAAAGATAAGACAACATTTGGCGCATGGTCACGTCCTTTGGCACTGAGCTGACCTTGAAATAGAAATACTTTGAGTACAGCACCTTGCCGTTCTTATCTATCAGCCTTCTGCCGTTCTTGTCACGCAGTAGTCGCACCTCTGTGTAGTCATTGCCGTTCTGCAATCCTAATTGTCTGCAAATGTCGTCCTCGACTGCTTTATTCCAGTTTGGCATAGGTATGTGAGGTACATATGACTTATCCGAAAAGTACAGCCTGTCCGCCATTGTCAGCTGGACACTGCCGCCCGATTTCTTTGATTTTACGCAGGTGAAACGTCCCATTGGTATCTTTTCGTCTGAAAGTATGCCGCTAGTTTCGTAGTCTACGAGATATAGATATGTGTCATACTCTTTGCCGAGAAACGCTGTTTCAGTGGCACTTATGGTCATGTTCCACGATTGCGAACACACGGCACCCAGCTCGATGTCGTCGGAAAGGCTTGTTGCCTGCATGGAGCTATCAGCTGACATAATGCTGTCACCTGATATAACGCCCTCTGCATTCTCTATCCACAGTCGCCAAGTACGGCAATAGCTCTCAATACGCTGTGCCACAAGCTCCCCTGTTTTGTACATTCAAACGCCCCCTTACTGCATTATCAAGTCCACCGCAACGCCTTTGCAGAACTGTTTATTCTCGTCCCAGCCAAAAACCTCATAAGTTGGGTCGCCTGCGTAAACGTCAAAGGTGCTTTCCTGAAATGTCTCATCAAGGAGCGTGATACTGAAAAACGGACTGTCAACGTTGGAGATATACTCATTGAGCTTTGCCGTCTCCTCGCCTGTGAGATGATACCATTTCAGCGTGACAGTTTTCTTTATGGCTCTTATATCGCCCACCATTTTGCAGTTAGCCGTCCGCCCTGCATTGTTCGACCATATCTTGTTGTTTGTAAAGCTCACTTCCGCAGGTGTGGCGACCCTTTCGCTGCCGAATATAAGTCCTCTGCTTTTCATTTTCTGCACCTCCTATGCCCTTATGGGCGACCTGCCGTTGCGCTTGATATAGTCGTTGATATCATCAATAACTATCTGTGTGATAGTCCTGCCGTTGAGAGTCAGCGGTATGGTAACACTTATCTTCTGGTTGCCCCCCGCTCCGCCGTATGACACAAGAGCCTGCAAAACAGCCTGTGTGATAGTATCCAGCGGTGCCTCGATATTCGTGCCACGCTTCTGATCGCCCAGAACTGCAAGAAACTCAGAGTTCGGCGGTATCACTGCACCTTGGGCAAGTTTGGGTATTTCGGGGATATCAATTTGGCTTAGATCAAAGCCAAATGTCTGACCGCCAAGATCACCGGGAAGCCAATCAGGCGTCGTGAAGCTCAGCTCGTTTATGCCGTCGATTATCCAATTCAAAGCGTCCTCAACTGCACCTGTCAGACCATTTATAAGCCCGATTATCAAATTAATAGGTGTTTTTGCTATGTCAACAAGTGCGTCCCATACGCCTTTGAAGATCTTCTTTACACCCTGCCAAGCTTTTTTCCAATCACCGGTGAACACTCCCGCTATGAACAACACAACGCCTTTAAGTGCTGAAATGATGTTCTTCACGGCGTCAATTATATTGCTTATGACATTGCCCACTGTCTTTATTATCTTACCAAGCACACTGCTGACTATCGGTCCGAGTATGCTCACAAGCCAGTTCACAACGGGTGCTATGGCTTTGTTGTAAATGCTCAGAACGCTTGTGATAAGTGTTCCAACAAAGTCGAGAAACTCATCAAGCAGAGGTTTCAAGTGCTCCGTCCAAACGCTGTCAGCCACGTCCATGAGCTTGTCAAACACAGGTTTCAAGACTGTTTCCCACAGGTTGAGGAATACGTTCTTTGTGGTGGTTATACCCTCGTTTATGCCGTCAAATATAGGCTGTCCCCACTCGTTCCAAAAGTCTGAAATGCTCTGCCAAGTATCGCACCACAGTGTTTTCAAGGCGTTCAACACAGGCTGTGCAACGCCGTTCCACAAGGTATCGAAGATCTCTTTTATGTTATCAAACAGTACGCCGAGAGTGTTCCATACCTGCGTGCCAAAATCCGCCATTAGGGGTAATCCTACAGTGAGAAAGTTTTGCAGTATAGGGAACACTGCCACATTCCAGATATCAGAAAACACCTTGTTGAAGCTGTCAAAAAGTCCTATGCCTATCTTGCCAAGCGTGCTGAAAGCGGTCTGCATAAGCGGTGTAAAATCGTTTATAAAATAAGCTTTGAGCGGTTCGGAAAGCGACTTTATATCGCTGAAAACGCCGCCGAGTATCTGAGCAAGTTCAATGCTCTCTCTTTCAAGTCCGCTCCATATATCAGCGAAAATAGGCTTAAAATTCTTATCAAGATAGTCTGCAAGCTTTTCAAACTGAGTTCTTGCTGATTTGAAAAAGTCAGACAGCTTTTTATTTGCCTTTCCCGCATCCACCTCAACGCTAGTCCCGGAAGGCTGCATTATCTCCCCAGCTCCGCTGACCCCAGTGCTATCTGACTTGCTCTCATCATTCAGCTTGTTCATCTGGTCAAAGCTTGCAAGAGATCCTTCCTGTGCCTCCTGAGTCTGTTGTGCATTGTCGGCTATATCGCTGTAATTATCCGCCGCCTGAGAGGTGCTTTTCACTATGCTTTGAGCCTCGTCTGCACTGTTGCTTAGTTCAAAGCCGAACGCCTCTGAAAGTGACCTCGCTGCCCCCTGTGCCAAAGATATAAGCTGTGAAAGCAGACTGTTTATCGCCTTGACAGCAGGCAGAAGAACGTTCATCAGCACAGTGCCGATAGTCGCTCCGAACTCTTTCCATTGTTCAGAAAGTATTCTTGTCTGGTTTGCCCAGCTGTCAGACGTCTTTGCAAAGTCGCCCTGTGCAAGAGCCGTTTGCGACATAACGTAATTGTATCTCAGCTGGACTTTTTCAGCCTGCGACATATCGGCAGTTGATTTCGTGATACCCTTTGAAAGTGCATAAGCCTGCAAATTGGCGTCCGTCATAACGATACCGAACTGTTTGAGGGTCTCAGTTTCGCCTGTAAAAATTGATTTCAGCGCTGTGCTTGCCACGTCCTGACCGACATTATAAAACGAAGCCATATCCGCAGACAGCCCCGTAAGAGCCATAGCCATATCGCTTGCACTGTCATTGGCAAGACCCATTCCTGCCGCCATTGCCATGAAGTTTGAGCCTGTCTGCTTTGCGGTGAGCTTTGAAATGCCGTAGGTCTTAACAGCCGTGTCAGCGAAGTCCTCCATTTTCTGCTTGGACTCTCCGAAAGCCGTATCAACAACGTTCTGAACTTCCGCAAGGTCTGAGGCTGTTTCTATGGATTGCCTGCCGAAGTCCACAAGCTTCTTGACGGAGAATGCAGCTGTCAGAGCCATTGCAAGGCTTTTAAGCTTTGGCTTGATATCCCCCACCATATCGGAAAGACTTTTCAAGCCCTTTTCAAAGCCCTCTTTGTTTATGTTGGTGTCAAAATTCAAGCACCCGTCAGCCATTGTCATTCACCTCCCGTCAGTTGTTTCAGAAACTCTTTGTCCTCGTTTTCAGCCCTCTGCTCTTCTGCTGAGAGCTTTCGTTTAAGGTCTATCATATTGCGGTGGTTTCTGTAAAACTCCTGCTCGTATTTTTCAAGCTTTTTGCCCTTGTTAAGCTTTTGCCGTATGCCTATAACAGACGAAAAAAGCCCCTCGCCTATCTCATTGAAATAGCCAAGAAAAGTCCACCAATGAAGATATTTTACCGTCCTCGTTTCAAAGCCTGCCGCCTTGTTCACCGCAGGAAAAATAATACTCTCGTCCTGCTCCCAATCAATAGTCTTTGCAGGCTGAACGCTCTCCTGCGGAACATCTCCACCACCCACAAACCAATAAGCCTTGTTGACAGCCTCCTGCAAATGCTCTCGTGGGATATCCTCAGCGTAAAGGCATTTAAGACACACATAGCACTTTTCACGCTCGTCAAGTTCAGGGTCTGCAAAGGCTGAATAGATCCGCAGTATGGCCCGAAAATCTGAGCGTATGGCATACTCTCTGCCGTCTATTTCAAGGGCTGTTGGCAAGTTGCCTATCATTTCAGCAGCTCCCTAAGCAGAGCCTTTTTGTCCTCGTCAGAAAGCTCCGCCACGTTGACCACAGGCTGAGCAATATGTTGATGAGCGATAACAGGTGCGGTGTACTTCTCCGCCTTTTCTTCGAGCTTTATCTGAGCCGCCGTCTGTGCTGACTTTATCTCCTGCACCACCACAACAAGAAGCGCTTCAAGGAAGTTCACAAGCACAGGCTTGCCGTTTGAAGCCACAGAGAACACGTTCACGCTTCCGAGCGCCGCCGTACACACATCGGTTCCAAATATGTCATTGACCATTTCTCTTGCACGCTGGTCATACTCTTTGAGAAGCTGAGTTCTGTCCTCGTTCTTCTCACGTTCTGACACTTCTTCTGCGATATTGTCAGCCTTGCTCATAGCGTCCTGTATCCTTGTGATGATACCAACGTCTGACACGTTTATCCTTATAACTCTGTTCTCATCGCCGTTTATAGCGTACTCTTTGTAATTGCCGCTGTTAAAATCTATTGACTGCATTGACATTTTTATCATCCTTTCTGTATTACGGCAAACAAAAAGCACTCCGCTCTGAACGAAGTGCTTTCATATGTTTGTCATATAGTTTATTCTTCCGTAGCCTTTGCAAACGTTGGCACGCCTGCCGCAAAGGTGACAGAGCCTTTCACTCTGTTTCCTGCAAAGGTGCAGTTGAACGGGATATTTACGCCCCCCTGTGGTCCGCCATAAGACTGCGGCTTGACTATGACATCTTCCGTCCATGCGTCATACGCACCTGTGGTCTTGTCAACGATGACTTCAAGCACGCTTGTCTTGCAGGCGTCACCGGTAAGACGATTCATCATGATATCCTTGAGCTTTTCGTAAAGTGCGTCACCGGGCTTTGCATAGAATGTGTCAAGGTCGAACTCAGGCTCATAGCCGTTGTCCTCAACTGTGGTTTCATCAAGGATATTCTTCTTTGTGGAAGTGTCAGGGTTGAGTGCCACACTTGCGTCCTCAACGTCCTTACCGAGAAGATACCAGCTTGGTGATGAGGCGACCGCTGCGAATGTAGTGTCAAGATAATGCAGAAGATGACTTCTGTTGAGCTTTCCACTCTTGTATGAATAATCAGGCATATGTTTTCCTCCTTTTATATCTGATACTGTGCCGCTATCTGCAATTGATACTGCACAGTATCGTTCGTATTTTCATTTGGTATTGCGTATATCATTCCGTTTGCACAGGTGAGCTTTTCAAGAACGCCTGTCCTTTCCTCGCCCTCTGTTATGGTAGTGAACGTGGTATCTCGGTGCTTGTCTGCATAGCTTTCAAGCCACATCTGCAATTCAAGCAGCACACCGCTGTTTGACATTCTGTCAAAGTCGTTCATAGACTGATACACAGCATAGAGAATGAAGTTATGCTGTCTTGTCTGACCGCCCAGAATATCAGAGCTTATAAGGCTGTCGCCTGTTGAGGACAAGCCGTAATTTGTTGGCGTATCGTCGGTAAAGTCGATATGGATATCGTTGCAAACCTCCGATATTTTCGGAAACTGCTGCAAGATATCTTTCACAAGCTCGATTATGTTCATTTCGCTTTGCCTCCAATTATCGCCGTCGCTCCTCTGAGTATTTGCTGTTTCTTGTCGGCTTTCATTCGCTCAAACCAAAGCTTACCGGCAAGTGGCTCTTTAAAAGTGCTGTAAACAAGGTCTTTGTCCGTCAGCACTTTCTTTTCACCCTGTCGGGCGTATGCCGAGCCTGTAACAGATGATACCATAAGCTTGCCGTAATACTGATAGCGTGCGTAAGGTGCAAGATACTGTATCTTGCCGCTGCCTATTTTTGTGCCTCTCGTGGCAGACTTTCTCAGATTAGTGCTGAGGGTAGGTGTATACTTCACCATATGCCTTATGCACTCGGCGTCAATGAACTTTTGAGCCTTATCAAAGCGATCTGAATACTTGCCTGCAAAGGACTTATCCCAAGTGATAGCCCTGCTGTCCATAGGCTGACCTATCTTCATTTCACGCTCACCTCCATATGTGGCAGACCGCCGAACATATAATCATCAATGCTCATTACCGTAACAAAGTCATACTCCGCACGGAACATTTTCATGCTCTCAGATATGCTCTGCGGCGTTTGATTATCGAACTCAAACTCGCATTTTCCTCTCACAAGCATATCCTTTGCAGGGGTTTTCGGTGCATTATCGTCATAGAAATACACCCTTGTGCTGTCTGAGGTCTGCATACCGCTTTTCACGATACTTCCCGATTTATTCTCACACCAGTAAACTTTCTCTGCATACTTCCGCACAAATCCCTCTGTCTGCTTGTCGAAAAGATACACCGTGCAATCGCTGTTTGCAAGCATTTACCTCACCCCCCTGTAAAGCAGCCCTGTTCCGCTGAGCCATTTGTACACGATATCGTGAACGGCTCTGTCAGCGTTCTGCCTGCGGATATCTGAGCTTTCATATGACTTTGACCAACCCCCAACGCTTTCGGAAGATACCCCCTGAGTGCCGCCCTCCTGCTCTGCCTTGAAGATATTCTCCGCAAGCTCGCAGCAGCACATTTTCACTTCTTCGGGGATATCGTTCTCGTCAACGTTGTCAAAGGTATATTGCTTCATAAGGCTTGTGGCTTGCATTGCATAGAAGTCAAAAGCGGCAGATATGTCAGGCTCTCTGCCGCAAAGATAAACGCCTATATAATAGCTCTCGCTTGCATATGCTTTCATACTGCCGCACCTCTTTACTTCTTGAATCTTGCAAGCACTACCTTTGACTGGTCTGAGATAGCCACAGTGTAATGCTTGTCAGCAGATATATCTGTGCAGCGCTTTGTGCTTCTTCTCTCTGTTTCAACGTTGGTGTCACGCTTGAGGTAGATAGTCAGAGCTGATGTTTCGTCCTCTGTTTCAGTATCAGCGTTGAGCTTGATGATAGGGCATATGTAGAAAGTGCCAGCTTTGACAGCGGCGTTCTTTACAACATAGTCACCCACCTTTGGAGCGTAGCCATCTGCACAAGGCGTTACTGAGCCGAGCTTTATCTGAGAAGCAGTTGGTGAAGATGTGCTGTCCGCAACAACTTCCTTTGCACCCTCTGCATCGCTGTCAACTCTCACATACTGTTCTGGGATAGCCTCGTTAAGTGAAACTTTCTTTGACGGAACGATACGGCAGTTCGCTATTTTGCCTATCTCGCCTGTCATGACCACATTGCCGTCATACTTATCGGCAGAAATGAAGTTCGGGTCCTTTCTAAGCTGTGAGTTCTGATGAGGATTAATAAACATAGCCTTTTCGGTGTTCAGTTCCTCATTGAACTTGTCAACAGCGTCAACAATGCCGCTGTAAGAGATAGCAGAAGCCGAGCCGTCATAGATGAGCTGGGCTTTCATAAGTGCGTCCATGCTGTCTGCGTCCACCTTAGAAGCGATAGACATTGCAAGCTGTGAAGTCGCCTGACCCGCAGGATTGCCATAGCCGCTGAGAAGAGCCTCGTCGGTTATCTCCACCGCTTTCATGGCTTTCTTTACCTTAGCCTGAGTGGAGTCTGTTTCAAGCTTGACAGTTTCGGCTTCAACGCCCTCTGCAACATCAACTGCGTCGCCGATATACTTATACTGCGGCACTGTGATAGTGTCGCCAGGCACGCCAACGAGTGTTCTGTCTATCTTCGCAAAGGGAGATACAGTTATCTTAGACTCTATCTTTGCGTCGATCATATCACTCATTACCTCAGGGTCGATAAGGTCGGTGATCTTTGTCTGCTCTGCGAAATACTGCATAGAAATTCTAATGCCATTTGTCATTTTCATAATATCCTATCCTTTCAACTGTTCGTATTTTTCGGGGTCTGTTCGTTTAAGTTCCAACCTCTGCATATACCCCATTTTTGCAAAGGTTTCCTTGCTCACTTCACCTGCGGCGGGCGTCCCTGTGGGAGCAACCGGGTTCTTGATAGGCTCGGAGCTTTCAAAAAGATAATCGTTATCTTTCTTCACGTTCTCGATAGCCGTCTTGATATCCTCAGCCTGATTTTTGGAAGCTTTGAGAGTTTCCACATCAAGCAAAGCTTTAAGAGCCTTGACGTTTCTTGCCTTGCTTGCCGAGATAGCGTTATCAAGGGTAGCGTCAAACTCCATATCAGATATCTTCGCCTGATACTCGGTATCTTTCTTAGCAAGGTCAGCGGTGAGCTGTGCGACTTTGCCGTTAAGCTCCTTGACGTCCACGCCCTCAAATTCTTTGAGAGAGTTCTGTGCGGTATCAAGGCTGTCCTTATAGTTATCACGCTCCACCTCAAGGCGGCTTTTCGCCTTTTCAAACTCAGCCACAGTCTTATAATTCTCTGCCACCTGTTTTGTGATGTCCTGTTTCTTGTCCTCAGGGATAACGATACCCAGAGCGGCAAGGATCTCAAAAATGTTTTTCATATGTTTGTCCTTTCTACATAGCTTATATACCGCCCTGTCTGCGGTGTGAAAGTCTGACAGTTTAACGTCATATCAAGGACGAAATGGTATGAAAAAAGCACCCGTTAAGGTGCTTAGTTCCGATATTTGGGTATAAAAATACCGCCCGACCTTAGTCAAGCGGTAAAATTATCATTTGAAATACTCTGTAAGTTCAACTTCTGAATCAATGTACACAGCGTCAATATAATAACTGTTGTGTACGATTATCTTCTTTCCGTTTAATTCATATATCTGCGTTTGCGAGCCGTCAACATCTGTCAGCATATCGGACCGTTCAATGCCTGGAATATGCTTTTCCAATGCCGCACATTGCTTATCAAAAATTTCTTTGTCCGCAGCCGTGCAAATATTGTATTCATATTTCTTCATTGCGATCCTCCAATCCATACCTTTTATCTACTGATCTTCGTGTTTTTACAGCGGTCTTCAAAGTGTCTGCTACAGCATCTTCTCTGCTCATGTTTTTTCGTGCCATTTTATCTGACACCAAGTCTTCAAAAGAAATGATAGGGTCTGTCTGGTCAAGGGCTTTACGAGCTTTTTGATCTTCCATTAACTCTCTTGCCTGAAAGCGATACTTATTACGCAGTTCACAAGCTTGTCTTGCCTGTTCTTCAATAGACTTGCTTTTGTCGATAAGCTGAGGGATATTTTTGTTATGGTGTCTGTACCACTTTCGCACGTCTATATCAGACATCTTACCTTTCATATCAATTATATCACTGTAATCTTTTTGCGTCAAGTCTATCTTGGTTTTTCCCACCCCGATATTCCCCAGTCCGTCGGCATTCACACGCTCTCTTTGCTGAGGCAGACCCATTGCTTTTGAAAACCTTGTATACTCTTGGGAAGTGCCACGATATCGGCAGCGTGCGTTGATGATATCTTCCTCATCAGCACCTGCCTCTTCAAGAAGATGTATCTTCTGTCGCTGGGCTCTCATTGCAGTTTCAAGCTTTCTTTGTCGCTGTAAAGCTTCATACTTTGTGTACTCTTTATCACCGTACTTAACAGGCTTGTTCTCCTCTGCATTCATCTGTGCAAGCTCCTCATCTGTATAGGAACGCTCAGATATGCCGGGGATAAAGGGGTAATAATCGTGATAGCAATTCGCTCCGCACAGACCTGTCACAGTACCAAGACCGCAGATAGTTTCAAGTTCTTTTTTGCTGTAGACCTTGCCCTGCCATTCTTGATGAGAGGGTCTTGCTCCGCTGTGCCAAGTGACTTCAAAATAGTCCGTGCCAAGCTCTTTGGCGTTGTCCTCATTCATTTTTGCGGTTAGCTGTGAAAGCCCTGTCATCACCGAACGCCTTGCGGCTACGTCTGCTCTGTTGCTCCAGCCTGTGGCATAGTCCACAGTGCGAAGACCTGAGTTCGTCATATCCGAAATGACTTTCTTTATGATCGTGTTATAGTCGAACGCTCCGCTTGCTATGCCCATTATGGCGTTGTCAAGACTCTGCTGATAGAAGTCTGCCGCCTGCGTGAATTTAAGTTTGCCGTCAGGCTGTTTTACTGCAAATCCGAGTGACTGAGATATGTTTTTAAGCTCCCCCGAAGTCTGCTCCGATACAGCCGACAGCAGCCTTTGCAGGCCCTCATTTTCTTCAAGGGGTATCCGTGCCTTGCCTTTGGTCTTGTATATGCTATCGTCCCATTCATAGCCTTTTTGCAGGATATCATTGTACAGCTCTTTTATCTCAGCTTTGGAGAGGTCAAGGTTATCGGCAATGGCTTTCTTTATCTCACGCTTGCTCATTCCAAGCTCGTGAAGCCTGTATATCTGCCAATCGGCCGAACGTGTTATCTCGCCGTTTATCTTTATCCTGCGGACGATGTCCTCCATTATCTGCATTTCAAGGTCACGCAGGGGTTTATCAAGAACCATTGAAGTTCGCTCTATCTCGCTTGCTTTGAGCATTATTCTATCACCTCTGCGGTGCTGTCGGAGGTCATTTTCTTAGCCGTTTCCTCGTCCTCACTATACCATTTCATTCGGTATTCCCACAGTGGCATAATGCCCATAGAAACGTCCTGACGGTCGCTTGCACGCTTTGTTTCATCATCTGCAAGGATACTGTCCTCGAAGTTCACAGACAGCTCATAACCGCTTTGAGTAAGCCCATTATAAAACGCCAGCGAATAGCAGAGGTCTTCAAGGCAGACACGGAGATTATTCTGTATCGCCGTGACAGTATCGAACTTTCTCTGCTTTGAGGACTTTATCTCCGTTGCCGTCTTATCAACTGTCTGTGGGTTTGAGATATCCCCATAGGACAGCCCCACAGCAAACTCTATCTCACGCTTGTATTCTTCAAGTCCTGCGATAAAATCCGCCTGTCTTAACTGCGGTGAGAACTCGTGATAAAAGTCACCGCTCGTGCCAGCCGACACGTTTACCCCTCTGAAAAGCCGTTCATTGAGCTTAGGCATTTCTGCACACTTCTTACCTGTGAACGGGTCTTTCACAGGTCTTAGCACAGCCTCGTCAACGTCTATTGCACGCTCCCCAGATTCAAACTCCCAATCGAGCCTGCCGAATTGGATATCAGCTTTTCTTATGACTTCTTCCGCCCCTGCGAACACCGATACTCCTGAATGTGAACCGTCAACTGTATTGTCGATAGGGTTGACATAATAGCCGAAAGAGGGTCGCAGCATAAGGGGATAGGCTATCTTAGGGATAAGCTCCGCCCACTCTGCAACAGCCGTGAGAGGTATCTCAGCGCCGAGGGACACGCCGTCATTGGAACGGAAAGCTCTGTTTGTGATAGTCAGCCCTTTTTCATAGTCCAGAGCGTGATATTCAAGCCTTATGCGGTAATCATTATCGCCCATGCGTTTTATTTCAGGGAAAATGACCTTTATAAGCCTGCCGTTCACGTCATACTCCACAGGAATAAATTGCGACTGTGGAACATACTGCACCTTATCAGCACCCAGCGGTTTTATTATCATTGCTCCTGTTGCAAGACCTCTTTGCAGATTTTTGTTGAGGTTTTCAAGGGCGTTTTTCATTATGGCATCAAGCTTATCGTTGGAAACTTTCAGGGTCATTTCATTGATAGCCGTGTTTGCAAACTCCCTCACAACAGCGTGTTCAAGCCGCAGAGAGTGAACTCCCTTGGGTGCTGCATTACCTGCATACATTCTATCCCACTTGTCAATAGCTCTTATCATACTGTCCGTCACGGCGATATCAATGCCGTAAACGCCCTTTATATCTGACTTTGAAAGCATTCTGCTTATCCACTCCCTTATTTTTGAAATAATGCCCATAGCTTACTGACCCCGCCTTTTCCATACTCTTTCCATTGCATACCGAACGGCGTCGATAACGTGGTCATTGCCGTCGGGATAGCCGCTTATAACGTTGCCCTCTTTATCCCTGTCATACTCGCAGTTGATGAACTCCTCGCAAGCCACAGGACAACGCTTGTTATCTATAACGATACTTCGCAGAGATTGCAGCCACTTATATGAATACTCCCTGCTGTTAGGACCTTTCTCTGCACCTCTTGCAAGCAAGCCATATGCTCTGTAATCCTCAACAGACTTATTCTCTGCGCTGTCGCAGGTGATAAGATCGTTTGCCGTGATACCAAGCTCCAGCAAATGCTTTGCGGTATCAATGTTCTTTGTCTTGTTGCAGGTGTACTCCTGCCATATGAACAGCGTGTGCTGAGCAGGGGCATAATGCACTCTGACAAAAGCGTAAAGGTCGGGATACCAGCCCCAGTCAACGCCGTTATAGATGTTATCGAACTGTGCTATCTCGCCGTCGGTAATCTCTCTTATGAGGACGTTATCGAAAACATTTCCGCCCGTGCCGTTTGCAACGCCCATATACTCGTTCTCATAGGCAGTGGGATTGGTTTCTTTGAGAAATTCAGCGTCATCAAGGAAAGGCTTGCCAAGCCACTTTTTCGGCACAGTTAGATAAGTGCTTTCGGTAACGAGTCTGTCCGTTCTCGGCACTTTGATGTACTTATTCGCCCAGTTCTGAGCCGACTTCGGAGGGTTGAAAGACTTGAACTTATATGCTTTCTCGCCGCCTCTTATAACAGACTGTTCTATCGTTCGCACAGCTTCTTCACCGCCGAACTGGTCAAGCTCCTCAAACCACACGATGCCGATATAGCCAAAAGGCGGCTTGATAGACTTCATCTTGTACGGGTCATCAGCACCACGAAAGTATATTTTCTGTCCTGTTGAAATGCGTGTGATCTCAAGGGGCGACTTTGTGCAGGCAAACTCATCATCAAGACCAAGTGCAGATATTGCCCAGAGTATCTGAGAATAAACGCTGTCTTTAAGAGTATTCGCCACAGCACGCAGGACGCAGGCGTGCATATTCTCGTTCTTCATCAGCAGGTCGATAACGTTCAGACCGCAGAATGAGGATTTAGTCGAACCACGTCCGCCAGGGAAAACATACTCGGAATGTTCCTGCTCTGCAATATCGAACAGGACAGGCGAGAACGTAGGAGCGACAAGGCTCGCAGGGATACCGCTGTACGCCTTATCAGGCATAGAAACAGGCTCAAGCTTTTGTTTTTCAAGCCTGAGCCTTGCGTTATCGTATTTTATCTTATGCTTGAGCATATCGTCATCACGGATAATGTCACGCAGCTCTTTCACCGCCGCAACGTCCCCTTGCTTAGCCCTTGCCATAAGAGCCGCATTCACAAGCAGCATATTATTTATGAAGTCGGGGTCAAGGCTGTTAAGGTCAATGCCCTGCTCCACGAGAAACTCATAGTCCGCCCTGGTATTGGCAGGCTGTTCAAGCAGGAAGTCCATTACCTGCTTCATAGTCTTTTTACGCCTGCGGACTTCGCCTGATTTTTTACCGCCTTTTGCACCATTTTTTCGAGCTTCACTCGAGCTTGGAACTATTAAATTCTGTTCATTCGGCATTCACCTCACCTCGTTTTTTTGTTGTTTTGGGATATAAAAAGAACTGCCACATTGTTGTAGCAGTTCAAAAAATGATATTAAGCCTCCAAATAACGATTAAGGATATCACAGTTATCAGTACCGCCCTTAGCAGAACACCACGCCAAAACATTCTCGCAATATGCACGAGGAAAGCTTCCTTTCCTAAAATCGCAAAGTGAATTATCAACGTCATATGGAGTAACCCACTCTTCCTTAGCAAATGGGCAGTCACGCACATCATCCCAATTGATAACTGGATAGCTATATCTTGCTAACGAATCCATTAAATAACCCCCTTTCTGTTTATTAACAATGAATATTTTGTATAATTACATAGGCATCACCTCTTTAGTTGTTATTATACACGATTTATAACATTTTTTCAATTGGTTAACTGACTAAACTTTTAATTTCTTTACAAAAAATGTTTGTGTATAATTTTAACAAAATAATAACGATAAACTGCCTACAAACTATAAAAATATTGTACTTGCACTTTTTAGGCAACGCAAAAGACACCCCCAATAGGAGTGCCTCTCGCAAATATATTATAAGGAGTTAAGTAAATGTTGGAGCAGATGTTGAGCTGGCTCGCTCTCGACCTGCATACGGAGCTTTCGCCCCGTCGGACTTTTTTATGGAGGTCCGCAAAGAAACTTTTGCCGTTATGGCATATTATCATTATACTCTCTTGACAGGGGTGATACAAGGGCTTTTTCGGGTGTCTGATAAAATTTCTTGAACATTTTTATCGCATTTGGACCAAGCACCTTGCGAGTGTAATTCACCTCACGGTCAAGAGCCTCAGCTGTTCGTTCCCATGACATTCCGTTTATGTATTTGTTGATTATCAACGCCGCAAGTCTGCTGTCAGGCATACTGTCCGTGATACACAATACATTGTATGACATCTGTTCGTAACTTTTGCAAAGCTTTTCAAGCTCCGTCTTATAGTCCGCTATCATTACAACGCTGTCTTCTATCTTTCTTGACGTGCCGCCTGTAAAGCTGGGCGGTATATCGGAACTTTGCGGCGATGTACTCTCAGCCCTTGCATAGCATTTTTCTATGGCACGCCTTATCGCCGATATACGCTTGTCTATATCCACCAGCTTGTTCAAATATTCTTCTGCTGTCAACCTCTATCCCTCCTCGATCATTCTTCCGCAAACAGGACAGAATTCAAAGCGGACTTCCTTGCCGTCTGCACCAAGCTTTTCGCTCCACTCTGTCACTCCATTGCAGTATTCACAGCCTGCATATTCAGGTATGTTTACTCCGTTATGTTTCGCAAGCCCCTCGTCGCAGAGTATCAGTTCCAGTGCCTGCAATGCGTATTTGAGTTTTTCTTCCCTGTCCTGCGTTTTGTTTATCTTCCAGACCGTTGTCTGCCCTCTGCGGATATTCTCCTGCATTATGCAGGCTTGCCTGAAAAACCTGCCGTTTCGCTCTTTGCTGTGAAGATACTCCCGCTTGTATTCCGCCTGCTTGTCCTCGCATATCTCTTTCGACCACCCCTCGTGCCTGTTCTTATAGCCAAGTCTTGATAACTGTGAGAAATACTTATATTCCTCAGCAGGATACTCGTCATAGATGAGCCTGCCGTCTATTGCCATATCTTCATATCGTGCAAATTCTTCTTGTGACATTCTTTTGAAATCTATCTTTATAGTTGATACCCCCTTTTGTGGAGGGTTGTGGAGGGTTTTCGCTATTTTTCAAGAACTCTTTCTTTATATATATTCTTTTTATTTTATATACGAAAGGTTAAGAAAACCCCTCAACCTATCCACAACCCTCCACACTTACAGATAATTACACTTGCTCGTCAAGGGTTATACCTGAATAATAATTGCACCCTCTGCCTTTTACTTTCTCAAAGCGTTTTGCAAGCTCCATACCGAACTTTGTTGAACTCATACGATATTCATTGTTCTGCTCAGCCCAGTTAAGATACGCCGCAAAAAGCTGACTTGACTTAACGCTCAGACCCTTGCCCACAGTACACTTATCCTCAACAAATGCAGAGATAACGTCCATTTCACGACGGTACTCCCTCACTTCTTCAAGAACGGCACGAGGCATTTTAAGCCCCTCTTTCTGCCACAGCAGACAGCCCTCAACTGCCCAGCGGAATATGCCCGTAAGCTCCGCCGACAGCTTGTATTTCAGCCTGCGGTCTATCTTTTCTTCGGGTATCTGCACAGTGAACGGTATCATATGTATCCTGCGCCATATGCCCGTATCCGTTCCTCTGATGACAGGCTTATGGTTTGTCGCCATCCAAAGTTTGAACTCAGGCTTGAACTCAAACTCGTCGCCGTAAAGCTTTCTTGCCGTAACAGTATCATCGCCTGTAAGCTGTTTGAGCAGACCCTCGTTGATACGAACACCCTCGTTAGGCTCAACGCTTGTCACGAGCCTTGCACCTTTGAGCCTTGCAATATCGCTGTTTATGGCGGTGCTCTGATTACTGCGCACCATAATAGTTTCAGGCTGGATATTTGCCGCATAGTCCCCGAAAATATCCCTTATGATATCAATGAAAGTTGACTTGCCGTTTCGTCCTGTTCCGTATAGAAAGAACGCACATTGCTCGGTGGTCGAGCCAGTCAGGGAATATCCCACAGCTTTCTGAACGTATCTGATAAGGTCTTTATCCTTTCTAAAAATATCATCAAGAAATGCAAGCCAGCGAGGGCAATCGGCATTCTCTGAATACTCAACGGCTGTCATTTTCGTCAGATATGTCATAGGGTCGTGAGGAGATATGCCGCCGCTTCGCAGGTCGATAACTCCGCCCGGGGTATTGAGAACAGTTTTAAATCTGTCCATCTGAGCAGGCAGAACAGGAACGTGGTGCATGACCTCGCTTAGCATTGCGTTCTTTGATTTGTTAGAACGGCAGGACTTCATATGCTTTTCAAAAGCCTTTGCCATATCCGTTCCCTCGTCTGCGTCAAGCTGAGCGTACACCTTTGCCTCTGCCGCCATACAAGCCACAGCCTTATCTGCAAGGCGTTTAACTGTGCCTGTCATATCGGTACACCACTTTCTGCCGTCATACCAAAGCCAGCGTTTGTCTGTATAACAGTATCTCACCTGCTCGCCAAAAAGGTCAACAAAGCGTTCTGCGTTGCCTGTATCGTCAAATGAATAAAGTCTTGGCTTGGTTTCTTCCTGCTCCACAGCACCCACAGAAATCGGTTCAGAGGGTGACTTAAAGTTAAGAGAAAATCCCCCTGCGAACTTTGGCGAATAGGTCTTGTCGCAATCTGCAATGGCTTTCTGGATCGTGAGTGCGCCATAGGTCGAACCGCTTTGCGCTCTGTCCCACTTTTCACGCATAAGACCTGAGGAGCGGAATATCATATCCATTTTCTCTGCGTCACAGCCTGTCCAGAACGCAAGCATTGAGCAGAACGCCATATCAGCCTCAGACTGAGAGGTATATCCTGCGGTTCTTCCGCTGTAGAGCGACACGAACTTTCCGCCGTTCTTTGCTCCTGCCGCCGCTTTGATTATCTGGTCTGCGGTGTCAAGTCTGACAGCAGGAACAGCCTTTGCCACAGGCTCGTGACCGCCTCCTATATACTTTTCGTGCAATGGCTTTATGCTGTCGGAACACTCTGCAATGCCCTCATATTCTGAGCAGGAGTTGCCTGTCATAACGAAAAATCTGCCGTCCTCATACATCTCAACTGAGCCTTTGCGTCTGCCACGCTTTGGGAGCGTTCCTCTGCATATGATATGTATGCCCTTGCCCGATTGAGATATTTCAGTATAGCTTTGCAGGGTGGAGATAAATTCGGATATGATGTTGCCGTTCTCTCCCCTTTGGTATGCCTCAAGCTCCTCCTCTTTGCCGTCAATGTCAACACCGAAATAGGGACAGCCACCGAACATAAATCCTATGCCCGAGTGTTTTTCTGAGGCTCTCACCGCCGTATCAAAATCGCACCAAGTAGAGGGGTTATTTGACATAGCCCCTCCGCCTGTAAGTGCGTTTATCGGCACTTTCTTTATCTTCCCTCTCTTTTCATCAGGCACAGCGTCCCAGCATATCCAGTTTGGCAGGGCTTTAAGCTCCTGCGGTATTTGTTCGTACATATATCCAACTCCTAACATAAATTTTGAAAAGTCAAAGCCTTTCACTTATCCCCGAAAAGCACCCAAAAAGTTGCATTAAAAATGCAACAATTGCAGAAATGTTGCCAAATTAAAATATAAATCATTTGTTTGCACAAAATATCATCTGCGTTTTTATGCAAAAGCACTATGACTTTTCGCTTTTCTCAGAAATCAGAACGGCACGCCGTCATCTGTAAGCACGTCCTCAAAATCTTCAAGGGAACCTATGGCGCTGTCAGCCTGCGTATTTGTCTTAGGCGTTGCAAAGCCCGTCTGCTTAGTCGCAAAGCTGTCCGCCTTCGGTGCAGAGGATTTGAACTTATGCTTGCATTCAGGATACTTTGTAGGGTTGACAAAATTAATGCGTTCCCGCTCCTTGCCGTTCCATTCTTCGTGCGTGAGATCTACCCTTATGCACTTGTTCAGCAGGTCGGTGCAGTATGCTTTAAGGCTGTCATACTCCTTGCCGTCAGGAAGCTTAGCCGCCTTGCCCATTGCCATAAGCTGAGCAAAGTTGTAGCCCTCCACCTGCATATCGTTTTCGTTAGGCTCGTGCTTTTTCCATATGGTGTGGAACAGGCAGGAGTTGCCGTATTTCTGCCCCTGCACGTCATTTCTGATGACAAGAGTGAAGTTAAGACCCACCGAGCCTTTCTTTGTTGTGCGTTCCTCGATAGCGGTTATGATGCACTCGTAATCGCCCTCCGGCTTTAATCCGTTCTGAAATGCCTCTGATTGATTTGACTTAAATCCCATTTTTTATTCCTCCGTTAGTAAATTTACTGCGTCCTCTGCTGATCGGCATATGCCTGCCAATGCTCCGCACTCACGCATTTTTGTTATGAACTTCTTCTGCTCAGGACGAACTCGTCCCGACTTTGTTTTGACTTCGATAAAGACAGCTCTGCCGTCCTTATGCCTTACACCGAACAGGTCTGAAAAACCTTTCGGCACACCTGTGGTGAAATATCTGCCGTCAACTGTTCTGCCCTCGCCCACGTTCACACGAAAGACAGTGCAGTAGGGCGATACCGCACAGCGTATCTCGTTTTGTATCCTGTGTTCTTCCGTCAACCTATAAGCCCCCTTTGCCTTGCCTGATAATACGCCCAGCCTGATTTGTAACCGTGACTTTTCGCATACTGCAAAAGTTCGGGATAGGTATGACAATCGGCAGGACTTGAAAAGTCAAGCTTAAATCCCTCCACCTTTACAAGCCCAACGCTGCTGTCTGTTTCAAGCTTTCTCTCGGCTGAGGGGAACTCATATCCGCAATGAGGACAGCATACTTTCACCCCCGCAGGAGGAGCAGAGAAAGTATAGAAACATTCAGGGCATTGTTTCACCTTGTCGCTCTGCTCCTGCTTTTTATGCTGAGCTTTCGGCTTTTTCTCTAAGCTCCACTCCCTGTCATCGTCAGGCATACCAAACCTTGCATAGTTGCCAACGTGGTCGATTATGACGGCTCTTTTATTTGGACGATACCGCATACATCTCATAGCCTGCTGAATGTAAAGAGTAAGGCTCTTGGTGGGTCGCAGGAGTATGGCACACTCGCAGTCGGGGACGTCAAAGCCCTCCGAGATAAGGTCAACGTTGCACAGCACAGTTATATCTCCCCTGCGGAAAGCTGAGATAATGCTGTCACGTTCTGCCTTTGGGGTCGAGCCGTCAATGTGTGCCGCTTTTATGCCGTTTTCATTAAACACCTCTGCCGTCCGTTGAGAATGTCTGACGGAAGCACAGTAGCAGACCGCTTTTTTGCCATTTGCTAACTGTTTGTAATACTTTATGACGTCGCCAAAAGCAGTATTTTTCACCATAGCTTTCTCTATCTCCGCCGCCATATATTCTCCGTGAGAAACGTGAAGCCCTGTAAGGTCGGCAACGTCAGGAGCATAGTAGTCATAAGGTGCAAGACAGTTGTTATCAATAAGCCACTTTGCGGATACGCCAATGATAAGCTTGTCGTTCACGTCACCAAGCCCGTCACCATTAAGGCGAACAGGGGTCGCTGTAACGCCCACTCTCGGCACGTCTGAAAAGTATTCGTATATGCGTTTGTAGGATTGAGCAAGGCTGTGATGATTTTCGTCAGTTATGATAAGTGCAGGTCTGGCAAGCTTTTTAAGCCGTCTTGTAATAGTCTGCACCATACCCACCTCGCAGAGTTTCATATCAACGCCCCAGCGAATAAACGTCTTTTTTATCTGCTCCACAAGCTCACGTCTGTGGACGAGAAAAAGCACTCTCTTGCCGTTAAATGTCGTTCGCCTTGCCATTTCAGCAACTATGCAGGACTTTCCTCCGCCGCAGGGCAGGACTATGCAGGGTGCTTTATACCCTGCACGCCAAGCCTGCCTTACCTGCTCAACCAGCTCATTCTGATACGCTCTCAGCTTCATTGGACTTCGCCGCCTTTACCCTTTTCAGAACGCATTTCATACAAAGCTGTTTGCCGTAATTCTTCATCGAGCCGTCTATTATCTGCTGAACAGTGCGCTTGCCGTCTGACATTATCGTCTTTCCGCACTCTGAGCAGATATGTTCGTCTGCAAGGTGATAGTATGTCCTCAACGCTTCATCAACAAGTTTCAGATCGTTGCTTATGTACATACTGTCGAACAGCCCGATAGGACTTTTGCAGGTGTCAGTGCCGTCCGTCTGAGTGGCAAAAAGATACTTGCCGTCAACCACAACAGTTTTAAGCACAGTTGTGAACATACCCTCGACAGTTATCTTCTCATCAAGCAGCTTGCCGATAGTTTTAGCTTTCTGCCTGCCGTCCTCGCCTGTATCAAGGTGATTGAGAAAATACACGATAACATCTTCCGGAAGCATTTCAACGCTTCTCACAAGCTCCCAGAAATTCTTTGCAATGTCAGTGAACTTCTGATAGCCCGTTTCCTTTGCACGGCGCATAAACTCGTTCACCATAAGATACTGACTATCGTCAACGGCTATGGACTTTGCCGTCTGAGCTTTCATAAAGCGTTCTATCTCACCGTAATTGTCGGTATGTATCGTTGACTTAAACTGCGTGCGGAACGGAAGCTGTTTTCCGTTCACGTTCACAAGTGCAAGCTCGTCTTCTTTGAAATTTCTCAGGGAAGCAGATTTGCCGCTTCCTGAAAAGCCTAATACAAGTATCGCAAGTCCCATTCTCTTTCCCTCCTTATCTTATGGTCAGTCCCGGTCTGCGGACAACTGCCGCATAGGGGATCTCTCTGCCTGCCTCGATAGCCGCCTTGACAGCCGTCTTGCTTATGTCAGGATCTTTGTATTTCAGCAGGCTGTCATCATTGACCTTTGCCCACTCCACAAAGGCTTTCGGGTCTGTTATCTCGGTGCTTTCCCTGCCCTTTGTAATGCTGATCTTAGCCATAACGCCCTCTATTTTGTTAAGGTTGACCCTCTGCATACTGTTCATAAGATAAGCTTTAAGGCTCTCTGCCTGCTTGACTTTCTGCTCACGTCTTGCTTTGAGGGCTTTCTCCTCTGCTTCAAGCATTTTCGCTTCGCTGTTCAGCACCTTGACATAAGCCGCAACGTTCTCCGCCTTGTCCGTAAACTCAGCCTCAACGCATTCAAGGGTATCAAACCACACCTTTTCAGCCTCAGCCTTTTCCTCTGCCGTAAGCTCGGCATTTTCCGTCATATCTTCAAGGCTGTCAAAAAGCCTCTGAAAATCGTTTGTAAGCTCATAAAGTTTCATTTTTATACCTCCAGTTTTGAATTGATTATATCCGCAAGCTGTCTTGCTTTTTGTGTGAAAAGTCCGTAATTGTCGCTGTCATTATGCTCATTCACGAAGTCCACGAGCCTTGTTACGCTGTCAACAGCGGTGGAAAGATAGGCCTTGAATATGGCTTTATCGTCCTGCATGGGGGCGGCATCCACCTTCCCCGCAAGCTTTTTCTCATACTCCGCCTTAGTTCTGTCAAGCTCTTCACGAAGCTGTGAAAGCTTGTCCTGCTTATCCTTTTCAGCCTGCTCAGCTTTCTGCAAAAGCTCTCTGCGGTCTTTCAGGCTGTCTTCTTCAAGCTTTGAATATTTTTCTGACCAGTCAAGGTCAACACGCCGCATAGCGTCTTTAAGGTTTGCCACCTCTTTGCTGTCCGTTTCCACAGCCACCTCAATAGGACGGCTCTCAAGCTCCTTTATCTCGGCTTCAAGCTGTGTTACCCTATTTTTCATTTCAAGCACCTTTTTATCCGCCATAAAGACCTGATGGCTTGCCTCTGCATTTGACTCCATGGCTCTGTCACGCTCGTTCTGCAAAATATCTATTTTTGCTTTGAGCTCCTTGACAGTAGTGCTTTCAAGGTCGATATTTTCGGCAAGCTCTGTTCGCTCTTCATCGGAAAGCTTAGCAAGAAGTGTCAGCTTTTTAACTCCGATTTGTAAACTCGAGTTTACAAAATCCTGCGGTAATTTTTCAGCCACTCTAATGTAATTGTACACATTCATTCTTGAAAATCCTGTTTCCTGCTCGCAATACTCTCCAAAATCGGAGTACCCAAGCTCCTTGTAAAGCCTGCTGTCCCTCATTTCCTTAAAGCCCATACACATATCGTAAAGGCTCTGCTGTGCAAGCTGAGCTGAGGTCTTTATCCTGCGGTCAAGCTCAGCCGCCTTGATATATTCTGCCGATAGTTCGTTCATGCTGTTTTACGCTCCTTTCGTTTCTCAGCGAACACCCTGTCAAGATACCGCTGATACTTCTATTCAAAGTCCTTTATCTCCTGCGGTTTGTCCTCGCCGCCGTTTTGTACCACGTTGTTCCTATACCCTCTGCACTGCACGATACCGCCGTATTGGCTCACCTCAACAGTATAGTAAGGCTTGTTAGGCTCAGAAACTTTTCTCAGAAACATTATGCTTAGCTTTCCCATAGCATGGCGTTCTGCATATCCGCCCACACAATGGGAAAGTATCCTGCCCTCGTCCTCTATCTCTTTCAAACTGTGTGGCTGTCTGACAAGCAAGCCGTCTGCCGAAAATTCAAGGCAGACACGCTCTGCAAGCCTTTTCGTGAAGTTCTGCAAAACAAGCTCGTCATGCTCATAGTTGATGATCTGAGTAAGCCTGTTGTGCATTGTCCAGAAATCGTGTGGCAACGCTATCATTGTATCGTGAATGTTATACTCCAGCGTTTCGCACTGCTCCAGATAGTCGCTGTAATCAAGAGGTGTCATTTTCTGCTCGTGTATGTATCGTGCCACCCTTTGCGGTGTAAGACCTGTTATCCTCACAAGACGTTCAAGAGTGCCGTGTTCGTTCTTAAAGACCTTTGCTATATTCAATAAATCTTCTGGTCTGAGTTTTGGATATTCCTCACGATAGTCAAGGTACTGCTCCCACAGATGTTCGCTGCCTTTGAGTGTCTTGAACTCCGTCTTGTTTAGTCCGAGCATTTTCAGCAGGTCATTACTTTTCCAGTTCACACGCTGAGAGAGCAGGAACTTTTCCTGATATCCCCACCAACCTGTGTATCTCACGCTTGTTACGTCATAGTCTTGCTTCATAAGATACTCAAGATTAGGGTGCTTGCAATATGCGTGAAGATAGCTCATCAGCATATTACCGTGATAATGCTGATACTGACTGTACCGCATATCCGATTTGTCTATGGCTTTGATGTTCAGTACCGAATAGGAATTATCATAGTTGTATCCCATACAGCACTTGCAAAAGACAGGCTCACGGAAGTCATTACGCACAGCCCAGTTAATGCCGTTATCACTGCCGTATCTCACAGATCCGTCACGGGCGAACACATACCGCTGTCTTTCCACAAGATCACCCGTTGAGTATCGGTGAAAGCAACGTGCGAAAAGTTCAGCACCCCTTGTGAGGAACACCACATAATTCTTAGCACCTCTGCCTTTCATCTTATCCATAAGCTCTTTATCCACCGCAGGAAAGCAGTAGATAAGAGCCTCTTTTCTTGTCTTTTTCATACTGCTACCTCAGAAGTCAAGCAAGCCGTCAAGGGATAGGCTGACAGGCGGTTTTGCTGTTTCTTCGCTGTCCGAGCCGTCACCCAGGTCGATAGTCATATTGAAATGAACGTCCGCACCCTTGAAGTAAAAGCTTACAGCTCTGCGGTAGACCTCGATATCCGAAATACTTTCCCTTACACCCTTAACAGCGTTTTCCACACACTCAGCGAAAGTTCTGTCCGTCTGCAGGACCGCCTGAGCGAACTCCTCGTTCTGCTCACAGAAAGTTTTGAGGACCTCAAGAGTAGGCTTTGCAACCGCCTGCGCATACTTGCCAAGCTTAGCGGCAGACAGCTCCTGCGACAGCTTGTCCTGAGCTTTCTTTGCGTTAATGTTCATTGCCGTCACCGCCTCTCAGCTTATCAAGCTTATCCCTTGTGCTGCATATCTTTCCATACGCCTCGCCAATGTCAAAGGCTCTATGTTCTCGCTCAGACATTCCTTCATAGATACCGATTATATCTGTACAGGCTTCGTCTACGGTATCATATGCTTGACAAATCGCTGCTTTTGTGCTATCATCAAGGTGTAATATTGAACTGGTATCTTTTGATACCTCCAAGCTTGTGCCTGTTGCCGCAGGTGCAGGCTCGGTTTTCATGTATTCGAGAATATGATTCATGAAATCAGTGATGCAATTACCATGTCCTGCAAACGGGCATGATACACAGTTGTCTACTATACAGCATTTAGCCGTAGTAATTATCTCATTTTTCGTCATCTTTATCCTCCTTAAACTTTTTCTCCCAGTGCTTTTCAATGGCGCCAAGTAATATGTACATCACTACATCTATGCCTGCAAGCACGGCTATTGTTATCAGCAGTATCAACGCCATTTTACCACTTTCCTTTCATTTCAACTTCGACCTTGACAATTGGTCTGCCTGCTTCTCTCACCGCACGCTTAATGCTCTCCTCTGCTTCCTCGTAGGCAGTTTCTTTTACGCTTACATACCACCTGTACGCTACATACATTGCAAGCACCACCAAGAGTGCTACCGCTGCGGCACATCTGATTATCTCTAACACGGCTATCATTTTCTCACGTCCTTTCATTTAAACGTCCTGTGTTTTAAGCTATCCACTCAGGGTGCTCAGTCCTCGCCGTTTCACAAAGCTTATCCCAGAGCGATGGGTCACGCCCGACCATATCCTGCAATGCTCCGGCAAGCTTGCGACCGATACTGTCCGCAGCTGCCTGCCGCTCCTGCTCCGTGCAATCGTCCCAAAGCTTGTAGCTTTTGCCACCGTCGAACGAAACGTGCCTTATGACCTTTAAAGGCGGATATTTCGGCATTTTTATCACCTCCTACTCAATTCTATTTGTTATCAAGGTTGTACTATGCTAGGAAAGTTCCTCGATAACGGCGATATCCTCGCCCTCTGAGCGGTCAACAAGGTCCATAGCCTCGCCTGCCGTCTTTGCCGTGACTGTTACCAGCCTTGCGCCGCTGAACTTGTCCGTCAGCTTGATTTTGTAGTGTTTCATTTTTGTACCTCCTTGAAAAATCTAACTTCTTGTGGTATAATGTAGAAAATAAAATAAAAGGAGCTGACCATAAATGATAAAAGTCATTCGAAGCAAGCAAATCGAATATCCTAGTGTCAACTTAAATTTTAAAGTTGATATGCCAAGAAATTGTCCTCATTGTGGTGTTGTTTTAGAGCCTAAAGCTCTATCAAGCCATTTTGTTGAAATGGCAGACTTGGATGACCACCATTATAAAATATATGTCCATTGGCTTTGCCCAAGTTGTGCAAAAGCATTTTGCTCAGAATATGAATACATTGGTCCTCAATATCGCACTGAATGTGATGAAGCTACACTTATTCAAACTGATCCTAAGTTCTGCTCATCTCCAACATTTGACGCCGAGATTGAAAAAGTTTCTGAGGATTTTGTTAAAATATACACACAGTCGCATAAGGCGGAGCAACTTGGTTTCGATAAAATATGTGGAATGGGTTATCGAAAAGCGTTAGAATTCCTAGTAAAAGATTTTGCGATTAATCTTCACCCAAAAGAAGTAGAAAAAATCAAAAAGCAAACGTTAGCTCAATGTATCGAAAACTTCATAGACAGTCCAAAGATAAAAACCCTTTCAAAAGCTTCTGCTTGGATCGGTAATGACGAAACCCATTATTGCCGCCAACACGAAGATTACAATATAGAGCATTTAAAAGCTTTTATCAATGCCATTGTTTCATACATAAACTCAGAGCTTGAACTAAAAAAAGCTGAACAACTTGTAAGAAAATCTGATTAACCCTTTTCGCAGAGCAATTTTCCGTCAAGAGTCCAATATTGAATGACCTCTCTACAGGGGTCATTTTCTGTTCCTGCGCCTTTCAAGGCTCTTGTTACGATCACCTGCTCAATCCTGGCACTGTCACATCCTCTTGGAATAGCAGTAATTTTCTTTTCCACGTTCCTCTCACCCCCTCTTTAATCACTTGTTGCATTATGCAACTCACTGAGTAAAAAAATATTTGCCGA